TCGGCAGTCTCCGGCAGGTAGTCTCGGAACGTGGCAAACGTCGCCTCGATCTCCCGCCCGTACTCTGCCCGAATGTCCCTGTAGTGCGTCCTCTGCTCACGAAGCAGCGGCAGGCACCTGTCCGGTACGTAGATAGTCATCCAGCCTCGCCGTTGGGAAACATTGCAGCGCCGAACCTGGCGTGCAGTTGATTACCTGTATGTCCCGATTACGCTTCGCCCATCGCGCGTACTGCGCCAAGTGCATCCGGCGCTTGGCCTCGCTGGTGTTGCTCAGGCCGTTGGTGTACGGGCCGAAGAAATGCGTTCCGTGCATGTCGAACCCAAGCAGCAGGATCCGGCTGGCACCTTTCGACCGTGCCACTTCCAGCCCCAGCACGCCGCTGTTGACGGATACGTAGCCCGGCACCTTCACGCGCTCGACGCCCTTGACCTGGTGCATCGTGTAGCGGTCGCAGGGCAGTCGCAGCGCTTCGGGGTACTTGCGCCACCACGCCGCATCGGTAGCGGCCAGAAAGTCGGCCCACGGTGCGATCTGGAAAGCGTTTCCGATGACCCCCAGCGGAATCCCCGCCGCCCTGACGCGCTCGGCATCCTCCGCCGAAGCGGACGGACCCGGCGCGAGTAATGCCCATGTAGTCACTGATCCAGCCTGACCCCTTCACCCGTCATCAACGTGAGGTGTTCTCGCCCGGATTCCGCATCCGGCAGCACCGCCAGGATGTTGTAATACCTGCCACGATAGACGACGCGCATGGAGGCGTCCACGTCATCGCGATACCGGATCACGATCCGCCCGCGCACCTCGGACTGCTCCGCACCGGCAGCCATGAATTCGCGGCCAGACATCGGCACGATCTCGGCCCACGGCTGGGCAATCGTCACCCACGAATCCACCATCTCGCCCGTGTTCGGGTCTTGCGTGATCTGCTTGGCTTGCAACTGCACCTTGTGGCGCAGCACTCCGCTCGCTACCGCAGCCATCACGACACCGTCGGACGTCGAATCGTCGTCAGAAGCGCCACAGCCGCCTTGCTGGTCAGGCCGTGCCCGTACCCCTCGTGCGACGGCACGGCGTTGTCGCGGCCCTCGCCCTCGCGGAATCGGTACTGCGACGCCAGCTCAAGCAGGCAGGCAGCGCGCACCACAGGCTTAACCACCGGCTCGCCGTCGCTGTCCAGCAGCGGAACAGGGTTGCCGTCGGAATCTCGGACGATGTTGCCGTCGCTGTCTGTCTCCCATTCGTACAGCCGCCATGAGTCCTTCACCCAGCGCGCGACGGCATCCGATACGGCAGGGATGAACACCGACAGCCACGGATCATCCGGACCGCCGCCGCTATCGTAGTCCAGCCGCAGGTGTTCGCGGGCTTCGTCGAAACTGATCAAATTAGGCATCGTCGTTGCCCGGATTGTCCTTCTTCAGGTCAACCGGCTTCGTCTTGTCGATCCCGTTTCGGCCATCCCTGCCATCGCGCCCCTTGCGTGCAAACACTTTCCATTCGTGGTCGTACTTGCCCACGCCGGGCTCGCACTTCGGATTGACGCGCTTTGTCACCGTGCCCGTGCGGCCCTTGACCGTCACCGTGCGCTCGCCGTCGTAGTCCAGCGACAACTCGGTCAGGTCCACGCCGTCCCGGCCATCCTTCGGCACCGGGATGCGCTCAATGGCCCTGTCCAGTTTCTCGTTCGCGCGACGCTCGAAGTCCAGCACGTGCTTCGCGACAGCGGCCTCCAGAAACACGGACACATCCTCCAGCGTGACGGACTTGCCCGGCTTCCTTGCCATCCTTTCCGGGGGGCGGCGGGTTTTCCGTCAGGTACGCTTCAACCTCCAGCGCGACCAACTGCCTGATCTCGTCGGCTGCGAGCAGCTCCTTCACCACATCGGACACGTCGATCTCGACCGGCGTGGCTTCCACGATGGTCTTGCGGTCAGGCTCGCGCGCCTTCAGGGCATCGATCTCTTTGCGCAGCTCGGCGTTCGCCTTCTCCAACTGCTCGACCGCATCTGCAATCAGGTCGGCGATCATGTCGCCAAGCGCATTCACGTCAAGCTGCATTTGCCGCTTTCCTCTTCTTCAGCGACTGACGGGCGCGCTGCACAATCGCAGCCGCCACCATAGCCCGCTCTTCCTCGCTCGCCGTGCTTTCAACCGCCGGCGTGGCTGCCTGCTCAGGCGCCTGCGGCTTCTGATCCGGCGGCAGGCGATCACGCAGCGTCCCCAGCGGGTAGTCCTGATGCTGGCCCCACAGCGTATCGCCGCCAGCGGTAGGCCCATAGCCAAGCTCAGCGCGGCCCTCGTTCGGCGTGATCGTCATCCCGCCAATCAGCTTGGTCACAACCTCCGCCTGCTTGCCAAGGTCCATCCGCAGCAGCGCGCTTTCGTCAAGCTCAATCCCAAGAGGTCGAGAAACGCCAAGCCCCTCGTCCAGAAGGCGTTCCATGCCCTCCACAATCGGGCGTAGGGCGCGCTGGTAGTAGTCAGTGCGAACCTCGTCAACCTTCATCCCCGCCGGAATCTCGCCGATCCCAACCATGTAAGGGGGAACCTTGAACGGTTGGCAAATCTGGCGGTCGGAATACTGGAGCTGCTCGACAAGCTGCGAATCCGCCGCCTTGAACGAGAACGGGGTAAACTTCAGGTCTGCGCCGATGACGGCGATCCGGCCACTGTTCTCGCCGCTGTACCTTTCATTGAACGCGGCCTGGATTGCGTCGGCCTCTTCCTCCGTCAAGCCTGCGGGCGCGGTAATCAGGCCGCCGGGGCTTGCGTTGTTGGCAAAGAACGCCGAACTGTTGCGAAGGATCTTGAAATTCTTGCCAGCCGCCAGCGCAGCCGCGCACAGGGGCGGAACGCCAATCAGCGGATGATGCAGGCAGTTGATCCGGTGGTGGATGACCTCCGACGCCGGGACCGTGATCTCCTCCGCGCCGTACTGCTGCGGGAGGAGGTTCTGCGCATTGGTGTAGGCGATCCGGTAGAACACCCGCCCCATCTCCGACACCATCGGTGTCACGCGGCTGGGGTCCAGAATATACATCCGCGCGACCACGCCTCGCGCGTCACGCTCCTTCAGCACATAGGTGTTGCCGTCCAGAAGCAGGGACAACACCCACTGCTCTCGAAACTGCTGGTCCGTCTGGAAACCGTTTGGCTTGCGCAGCACGGGGTCATAGGCAGGATTGGACACCGGACGCCAGATGCCGTCCGCGCCCCGCTCCTTCAGGACGAACGGCATGGTGCCGATGTCCTCACTGATCAGGCTCAGGCAGGCGAATAGAGCCGGGTAGCAGGTCAGGTCGCCGCGCTTCAGCTCGTCGTTTTTCTGCCACGCGCCCGTGCAGGGTTCATGAATGACGCGCCAGCCACGACGCCAGTCGTTGACCGGCTGCATGGCCTTCTGACGGCTGGCTGCGTTGTGCAGCGCGCCGAAAATCGTTACCTCAGCCATTCGGCGCCAGCCCCTTAGTGATGTACGCCGCGCCAGCGATCAGGAATGCCCCTGCCGCCACTAGCGCCCATCCGGCCCCCGCCATTACCGCAACGCCGGAAACGATGCTCGCGGCTCCGCCCACGCCGAACCCGACGATGTACGTCAGCGGGTGAATCGCCAGTGCCTTGAGCTTGATCTTCATTCTTCCGCCTTCATGTCGCGCCGCTTGTACTTGCGCTTAGGCTTGCCAGTGCGCGGCGAAATCTCCACCGGCTCCTCAGCCGCCACCGTCTCCGGCTCGGCCTTCGCCGCCAGATGCCGCGTCCGGTAAACGCGGGTCGCAAGATTGCGGGCAATCAGAACCTCGCCCACGCTGTCCCGAACCTCGCGCTGCATACCGTTCGCTCGATACTGAATTCGCACTTGTCACCTCGCCGAAAAAGGAGGGGCGACCGCTTAGGACGCGCAGGCATTCCAGTTGACGTGCGCCCACACAACCGCCGAAGCGCGACGCTTCTGCCAGTTGATGAAACGCTCGACCAGGAATGCAACGCTGTTGGTCTGCCACATGCTGACCACCGAGTTCGAGCCGGTCGGGGTCGTGCTGTTCATCGACGGGGCGTCGTCCATGAGCAGCGACGCCTGATCCGACACCGACACCTGAATGCCGCCCTCGTCGCCGATGAAGACCTCGTCGCCCTTGATCAGCGCCACAACCGGGCCGTCCGAGTCGGTCGGCACGTACTGCGACGTGAACACCGGCAGGCCAGCCAGCGTACCGCCGTTCGGGGTGATGCCCGGGAACGCCGGAGCGCCCACCTCGTTGGTCGCCAGCGACAGGTCAATCGCGACCGTCTCGGGCATGACCCAGAATGCGCCAGACACGCTCAGGTTGTCGCCGACCAGCTCCTTCAGGAACTGCGCGATGTCGCAGCGGATGCCCGCCACCGAACCGTTGCCCGAAAGGGTCAGCGGCGCAGTGCCGTTCAGCAGGCCGGCCGGCGACTCATCCTGCACGGCAGCGGCGGTGCTGATCAGCGTGCCGTCGATGCGAGCATTGACCGCACGGGCCAGCTCGTCACGCAGGAACGCATCAGCATTGACCGAGGCACGCATCAGCGTTTCCTTGGTCGCCGCAGCGATGGCTGCAACCTTCAGCGGGGTCAGCTTGGCGCGGGTGTAGGTCCACTGCGTCAGCGGCTTCGCGTCACCCTCCTTGACCCACTGGGCGGTGCCGCCCGAACTCTGCACCAGAACCGGCGCGTCGAACGGCAGCCTGCGGAATCGGTCGCTGATCTGACCATACAGCGAACGCTCGCGCAGGTACTCCACGAAGTCGGCGAACGCAGCGCCGCCCTCGTTGATCAGGTTGCCAGCCCAGTTGGCACTGCCCGTAATGGTGCTCGCCGCCGGGACCGCAGCCTTCTGGATCGACTTCACCAGCGATTCGTCGCCCGGATACAGGTTCTGGGCAATCTCGATCTCGTTGCGGGTGCCAGCCTGACCAGTGAACGCCAGCGCCTTCACACGGGCCATGCGGGCAAAACGGATGCCCTTGTCAAGCTTGGTCGTGTCCTTGACCTGCACGTCGCCGCCACGGATCACGGACACCGCAGTCTTGGCGCGCTCGTCGCCCGAAACCGCCTTCGCAGTCGCAGCATCGGCGGCCTCGGCTTTCTCGATGGCCTCCAGCTCGCGCAGGTTAGCGATGTTCTTGTCGATCTGGGCAACAGCGGCCTTCAGCTCGTCGAACTGCTCCTGCTCGCCCGTGTCCATCGTGCGGCCCTGCTCGGCCGCCCTCTCCGCAAGGGCCTTCATTTCCTCGGCCTTCGCCTTGCGGGTCGCCTGAAGATCGGCGATCTGCTTCGCGTAATTGCTCATTTCCTTTCTTCCATCTGATTGGGATGCGTCGCGTCACCGCGATGCGCTCGGCTGTCTCACGACAGTCGGTTAACGCCCATGCGGCTGCGGTTCCACGCGCAGCCCTGCGCCGCCGTTCCACGGGCGGATGGACGCTTGAATTTGGAGCCGGACGACGGAATCGAACCGCCAACCCGAGTCTTACAAAGACCCCGCTCTGCCAATTGAGCTAGTCCGGCTTAGTTGCCGGGGA